CTTCTGAAGATTCTGATACATAAGCCGCCGCCGCATCAACAGCCTTACCTCTCTCAAAGTGTGGTTTCTTTTCAGCTACTCTAACAGACTCTACTGCTTTGATAAGTTCGTTCACTTTACCCATTTGATTCTCGCAAACAGCTAGACTGTTCTCATCAGTTACTTTGATTTGTAGACAAGTTTCAGCCGCTTTGTCGAGTTGTAATTTTACATTCTCGAATTTAAGAAGAGATGACTTTAACTCAGGAGTTTGTACTATCAATTTTTGTAGTGTTACTTTTTCTTTCTTTGCCATGGTTTATTTTTTTAGTGATTTTAGAAAATTAGTTAATTCTTTAGCTAACATAGCTGAATTATATTGCGCGGATTCTATTTGATATAAAGCACTTTTTAATCCTCTTTTAGTTTGAGCCTCAAGGCTAGTTCCGTCTCCTTTTAAACAGATAAATCTGTCCCAAGGTATCTTAACTTCTTTTTTCTTCTTCATAACCACAAAGTGATCTATTTTTACATCCAATACAGTAAAGCAACCTTCCATATCAGATATGTGAACTTGACTTCCTGGAATGCAAGGCTTCTTATTCTTAACTAAAACTCCAGCGTTGTAATAATACCAAGGATTATAATATGTATTCATAATGTGTAATTTTAATAGTTAAACGTATAAAAATAAATAAGGTTACAAAAAATTGATTATTTATTCAAATTATTTTTTATTCTTCTCTATTAAGCCTAAACTTATGGTATTGAGCATCTAATTTAGGAATAGGTATCTCATCAGGGAACACTCTTTTATCTAAGTCTGCTTTAATATTAAGCCATATCTCCGCCATCTTACATTTACAGTAGTCTTGGTATATCTTCTTATGCTTATCTTTATCTTTAATACTTCTATCTTGGATGACTAAGTAGTCTGCTTTACAATTCTCTAATACTTCTTTCTTGATATTTTCATCAATAGACATATCATTACCTGCCCATTTAAGTAAATCGTAAAGCATGGCTCCTGAGTGTGTATTTGTTATTATCCCACAACCTTCATTATCGTAAAGGTTATAGAACTCTTTTAGGCATATAGCGGATAAAGCTAATCCTATTTGGGATTTAAAATCTACTTTAGAACTCATCTCCATTGCTACTTCCTGTTACTAATCCATTAACTTCATTAATATCAAAATCTTTAAATGCTGAGTATTTACCTTCAAATCTTACATATCTTCTACCTGTCTCTCCATATCTATTCTTAGCCATATTAATCTCGCAGAGTCCTTTTAAAGACATTCCATTCTCCATAGGATCGGTTTCAAAGTAGTCTGGCCTATAGAGTAACCATATCTGTACAGCGTTTGCTTCAATAGCTCCTGAGCCTTTTAAATCTCCCATTACAGGCTTTTTATTCTCTCTCTTACCAACTTCCCTAGATAATTGAGATAATTCCATCATGCAAAGATTATATTTCTTAGAAAGTTCCATTAAGCCGTTACTTCTTAATCCTAATTGCTCTTCACTACTAATCCCTCTTGTCTCCTCAATAGTATTTCTCATAATTTGAATATAGTCTACCATAACAACTATCAATTCATTCATAGGAACTGTTTTACGCATCTTTCTTATTCTAGTCTCCATATACTGCCAAGTAATTCCTGGGGTGTCATCTATGACTAAATTATCTTTTAATCTTTGCTTGTACTTCTTTACTTTTACTAAATCTTCATCTAACAATCCTCCGCCACGTATCGCATAAGAATTAATTGTAAGGTTGTTGGCCCACATATTCTTCATTAATTGAGTAGCAGGCATCTCTAAAGAAAACACAGCAACAGGCTTACCTTGTTTGATAGCTACATTATCAACGATGTTTACCATTAATGAACTTTTACCAGAACCAGGAGGCGCTCCAATAACAATAACCTCTTGTTTTAGTCCACCACACATCTTATCTAAATCTTTAAGCCCTGTAGAATAACCAACTATCTCTTTTATATTATTCTGAGCTTCCATTAACTCGTTAAATGCTTGATCAAAAATATCAGTTGCTTTTTTATCTACAGAAAGATTATTCTTAATACTCTCTATATCGTTCACTGCCGTCTTTAAATCTTCTAAACAGCTATTTACATCTCCTAATTCAGAACTAAGCTCTGAGTGAACTCTTTGAAGTAATGGAGTTAATTGTCGCTTAGAATACTCATCAAAAATATCCTTAACATACTCATCTACATTCTTAGCGATTTTATAATTAGGCTCAGACACTTCAAGTCCGATTTCTTTTTTGTTACAACCTGCCTTAATAAGCATATTAGAGAGCAGGTAAATGTCAGATTTCTTACCTTTACTATGATTATAAGTTATAATTTTGAATTTAACCTTATTAAAGTTTGTGGACCATAAGTTTTCAAATACCAAGTGTTCACAATTAACAAATAAATCAGCATTATCCGCAAATAGATTAAGTACTTCTCTTTCTTTTTGTTTTAAGTCCATGTGTTATTGAAAAAATGATGATGTATTTTTAACTTCTACTTTTAATTTCATTTCAGGCTTAAACCAAGTTGCGATAGCCTTTCCTTTCCATCTTAATACAGGGCGACCTTGATTATCATACCAATCTAGTGCCTCGTAATACTTATGGAATCTGATAGCAGCATCCTCTTGGTAGCCTTCTTTCTTAAAATACTCCTTTACTTCTTCTAATGTCGGCGCGGTTGCAGGCTTCTTTTTCTCCTTCTTAGGCTTACTAAAATAACTTTTAATAGCTTCATGTGTAGCTTTAGTGTATTTCTGCTGCTTCTTTGATCCGTCTGCCAAAGTGAAATTATATAGGAATAAATCTCCTTCTTCTATTACTTCTAGTTTTACCATGTTTTTAATTCAAGTTTGAGTTATAATTTAATATTACTTAGTGGACTTTGGATTTTACTTATGTGATTATGGCTGATATGGAGGTAGATATTAGTCGTTTTTACACTAGAATGTCCAGCGAGTCTTTGGATAAGCGAAATATCAGTTCCGTTCTCAACCATGTGCGTAAAGCTGCAATGACGCATAAGGTGTGTGTAAACCCTTTTATTACATATTCCTGCTTTATCTGCCAACTGTTTAATTACTTCTCCTACACTTCTATCTGTGTATTGCAGTGATTTTTGTCCATTAAAAACATACTCGGCGGACTTGTACTCATTCCAGTAACTTTCTAATACATTAATCAAATCTTGAGATAATGGGACTTGCCTATCCTTATTTCCCTTAGCTTGGATTATATTAATTACCATTCTACTTCTATCAATATCTTTCCATTTCAAATTTATAAGTTCCGATACACGTAATCCACAAGAGTACAGTAAAGCTAAAATTGCTTTATGCTTCTTATTTTGGCAGACATTAAACATTCTTTGAATTTCGTTTACAGAAAGAACGATAGGTAGTTTCTTATCAGACTTAGGATAAGGAATCTTATCAATCTTGCTTGGCATACCTACAGTTAATTTATAGAAAGATTTAATAGAGCAAAGGTTATGCTTTCGTGTATTTATCGTTTTAAAAGTCAATAAATACTCTTTAATTTCCTGAGTCGGTATTTCTTTAGGCTCAGAATATTTATCGAATTTTATAAGAAAAGATTTAACTCCAGAAGTGTAATTTTCTTTGGTTGCATCACTATTATACTTTAAAGCACAATCAGTTTTATATCTATTTATCCACTTTTCTAAATTCATATTTTCGATTTTTTAATTAAAGAGTATTGATTTTGCTGTTAGTTTAAAGGGTAGTTTACATATAATAGTTAGCAAACAGTTTGCTTGGTTTCCCTACATTTGGTGCATACCATCAAACTTTTGCCTTGTACTGATAATCCTGTGTTCATCCAAGAGTGGTCGCAAACCGATTTGCTAACAGCAGATAAACGCAATTTTTCAGCATCTAATTCTTTAGCTATGGTTTCCAACTCTCTAATTTTTTCTATATCTAATTTCTGTTTCATAAAACTGCGTTTATCTGCGAACCGTTATAAGCAAACGGTAGCTACTTTGAAACGTTTTTTTTTACAATCTCGTAATTTAGTTCGTGTAAATCTTTAATTAATCCGCAAGTCATACTTGTTTTGGGTGTTTCTTCAAAATATTTATATCCTCTATTTTTAATAATAGTGTATAAAACATTGTGTTCTTCGGCATCATTTCCACCAAATAATTCTTCTATTTCAATCATATCGTTATTTTTTTTAAATTGTTTTTCATAGTAACATTAGTAACCGTCAGCTTATAACCCAACCCTTACCCAACTCGGTCGACACCTTCGCTGGGTAAGGCTTCATCCGTTATAAGCAATAAAAATTACTTAGTGTACACTTCGATTCGGTCATGTGCACTCCAAACATTAGCCCAAGCCCACTCCCATTCTAAATC